GCCGCTTGCACCACCGGGGAGCATCGCGAGCCTGAGCATCGCAGCGCCCCAGCCGGACGGGGAGATGTAGAATCGGGCGTTCCGCCGAGCATAGGTGGGCAGCTTCGCCACCATGTCGGTGAAGTTCTTCATCGTCAGTTCGCCGTAGGTGTCCTCGGTGCCAGCGGTCGTGCTGACGACCGACGCCGAGTGAGCAGCCTTGACGATCTTCTTCGTGATGCTGACCACGCCGTGGTAGGTGCTCTCGCCGTCGGCAGGACCGAACGCCGAATTATCGACGGCCTCGGCGAACGCCTGAGCCGTCTCGACGGCCATGAGGTCCGCGAGGTCGATGACCGAGTCTTCGAGCAGCGAGTTCGGGACGCGATTCGCCACGCCCCAGATCTTCGCGACGAGCTCGACGTTGTCGAACGTCACGTCGCTCGCGAGCACCTCGGCGTTCTCGCCGACCGGACGGGCAGCGAGCCCACCGGTGCGACGGGCGATGTTGAGCGTGTCGCTCGACATCGGCACCCGGCGGGCGTACTGCGGGAACACGCCGTACTCCTCGACGAGCCGGATGATCTCGTTGCTCAGTTCGGGGCTGGTCAGCACACCGCCGAGCGAGTTGACGCCGCCCGCCTGGGCACGGCTCTCGACGCCGTGATCGACGCACCACCGACGGGCCTCGGCGTCGCCGAACACATAGCCCCTCAGGTGCATGCCAGCGCGGTACGCCGACTCGGCGCTACGGAACGCCTTGAGCGGGCCGTGCGAGACAGGGATCGCGGGGACGGTACGCTTCTCCACGGGAGTCTCCTCGGCAGCAGCCTTCTCGATCGCCTTGGCGGGAGCACCACGCTCCAGCACGGCACGCAGTTCGAGGTTCTTCGCCTCGATGGCACGCAGCAGTTCGATCTGCGAGCGGAGCTTGTCAGCACGCTCGGACAGCGAGCGAAGCGACGACTCCTCCTCCGCGTCCATCGCGGGGGCGTCGCCCTCGGCGGGAGCCTCGCTCATCGCCTCCATCTCGGCGACCACCTGGGCGAGCTCGTCGAGAAGCTGCTTGATCTTGTCCACGATGCGATCTCCTTGGTCGGGATGCGGCGGCGCTCACGCCACCTATCCACGAACCTACGGAGCCAGACCGGCACCCTTGCAGTTCGACGCGAGGGTCTTTTACTAACCAGTAAAAGCCCGACGACGCACGTGCTCGGAATGCACGACGTGCTTGTCGGTGTGCCCGCAGCGGGGGCAACGCAGGTAGCGAGTCTGATACTCGCCTCGTGCCTGACTCGACGCGACATTGAGCCGAGCAGCTTTGCACCGCTCGCACGTGTCGCCGGACTTAGCGGCCATGCTTGGTCAGGTACTCGCGGAGTTCTCGGGCGCGGGTCGCCGCAGCCATGCGGCGATGAGCCTCGGCGTCACGCTGACGAACGAACGCATCGTAGGACCGCTGGGCAATCGTCACGTCGGCATCCGGGTATGCCGGGAAGCAGACTGGTCCCAAATCGATCAGAGAATCCACCCTCTGGATCGTCCGCACACTGCGACCATCTTCGACCGCCCAAGAGTCGCCGCCGCTCGGGACCGTGAACGAGAACGACGAGCCCTTGACGATGCCTGCCCGGATGTTGCTCGCGATGTCCCGCCCGTAGGTCGTGTCAGGCACAGGGAACTCGTACCGCAGCCCAACCTCGTCCACGGTCATCCGCAGCGTGCCGGGATAGCGGGCGAGCGGGTAGTTCGCGTCGTGATTCCAGAGCGCCCGCGTCTCCAGCGGCTTCCGACGCCCGCGACGCTCGGCCACGATCCCAAACGCACCGGGGTCGATCCGCTCAACGAAGTCGCCCAGGTCGAGACTCAACACGCCGAACTTCGCAGCGTAGCCGACGATGTACTCACGCTCGCTGCCGTCGTCCTCGCTGCGGCTCTCGACCGCGAGCAGCGGGACAGCCGACTCGACCTCGTCAATCGCCAGACTGCGGCGCTCGATGTTCATCGTCGTGCTCCTGTCGTTCTCGTCCGCTGCGTTCATCTGCGTCACAAGTTTTCTGCTCCATGAATAGCCCGAGTCGCCACCCCACAGGGCGTGTGCTATCCGACCGTTCGACGGGAATCCGGTCTCGCCCGGACTCCATCCCTCGCCTTGCCTGTCGCTCTGATGCCGGTCGAAGAACGCCTTCATCCTGCGTGCCGTCTCGGGGCTGATCGTCGTGCCGTTGCTCAGGTCTCTTGCGCGAGCCACGCCGACTGCCGTGCCGCCTCGGCCGTATTCGCTTCGCCACGCGAGACCCTTCGCAGCCTCTTCACGCACGCCGCTCGGCGGGCTGAAGTCGATGTGGTCATACCTAGCCACGCTTCCGCCTCCGTGGCTTCGCCCGTGGCTCCTCCGCAGGCGGCGGCTCGGGCAGCGGGTCGATCTTCGTGAGCGTGCTCACCTTGTGCCCGACCTGCGTCTCGGTCGCCAGCCAGCCGCCGCTCACCTCTTCGTAGACCGTGATGAGCGCCGCCGGGTCGTCCTCGGTCGCGTCGATCGCGAAGTCGGTGCCGGGCACGTCGAGCCGCCCGTAGTCCATCACGTGGTCGATGCGCCCGCGAGCTCGCCCGCCAGACGAGCCCCACGAGACGTAGTCGCCCTCGGCGACGGTGCCGGGCTCGGCTCGCTCTTCAAGCGACCTCGCGGGGGCGTCTTCGACGACCGGCACTTGCTGCGGCTGCGCATCCGCTGCTACTGCCGGTTGACGCTCGACCACCCCTGCGAGGATCGCGTCGATCTGTGCGGGCGGAATGCTCGGGAATGACGCAGCGATCATCGCCCCCGCACCCTCGCGAGTGACCAGACCGTCGGAGATGGCTTGCACGATCGCGATGAGCCCGGTGATCTGGGCACCGTTGAGGCTGACCTCGGCGACCTGGGGCGTGGCGTCCTCAACGACCACCTCCCCGACGACCGGAGCGGGCTCGCCTTCGGCTGCGGCCACGCCGCCCTCGACCGCCTGACCGTCGATGCCGCTGCCCTCTTGCTGCTGGGCGAGTACGTCATCGACCGAAGGCGGGGCACCGAGCGTGCCCATGTTCAGCGGGCGATACCGCTCGTCGCCACCATCGACCGGGTTGCGGTTCTCTAGTTCGAGGATGTCGTTCGTCGAGAGTGCCCCGATGTCCCACATCGCCCGGTAGTACGCCGAGCGGCTCGCAGCGTCGCCACGCATGAGCCCGCGAACGTCGAACTCGACGAAGTACCTGTCGTCGTCGCTGATGAGGTCGCGCTGAAACGCCGACTCAAAGCGACGCAGCCACGGGAGGATCGTGTGCTGCACGTAGTCGAGACCGGCGTGCTCAACCGAGCCGGGGCTCGTCTCGGCACCGAGCAGGTGGAGGGGCACGCGAAACAACCGGGCGATCTCAGCCAACTGCCACTTCCTGGCCTCGATGAACTGCGAATCGTGCATCGACGCCTGCGGGATCTCGATCGGCTTGAGACCGCCGACGAGCACCGCCGTGCGGTTGCTGTTGTTGACGCCGCCGTGCATCCGCTCCCAGTTCGCACGCAGCGACTCGCGGGCCTCGGCGTTGAGCTCGCCATCCGTGCTGAGCACAAAACCCGGCCTCGCTCCGTTCCCGAAGAACCGGGCACCGTGGAGCTCGCACGCCCGAGCCAGCGCGATCGCGTCCTTGCAGCTCTCGACGACGCTCATGCCATGCACGCCGTCGTCGCTCGGCCCACGCATGTGCAGGATCGCGTCCTGTGAGTACACCGTCTCGCGGCCGTTCTCCTCGCGGTACTTGTAGCGGAGCCGCCCGTTCTCGATCCGCTCCACCGCCATTCGGGACGGGTGCAGCGGGATGAGTTGATCGACCGCACCGGACGCACCCGAGCGGATCTCGCTGTAGGCGTCGCCCCACAGCCCGACGTGGAAGACCGCCTGCTCACGCCACTCGAAGCTCGTCTGCCATTCGTTGGGCTGCTGGTGGAGACGACGATAAAGCGGCAACTCGACGGCACGGCGAGTCCCGCGAGTCATCCGTTCGAGCACGTGGAGCGGCAGGCTCGCGACGCTCTCCGACAAGATTCGCAGGCACGCGAAAACCGCCGACACTTGCAAGGCGTTGCTCGCGTCGATGCGGATTCCGGCGGCCGAGCGGGACGAGTACTCCTCATCCCACATTCGCTCCTCACCGGGGAGCCAGAGAATGCGATGCTGTGCGTTGGCGATCATCAGACGAAAAAGATCTCAGGGGTGCCCGAGGGCTTTTGCTCCTGCTCGGATCGCATCCACGAGCCGATGCCCTGGCAGAGGGCGACGATGCCGTCGATACGCTCCGTGCTGGCGGTCTTGCTCGGGTAGATGTTGCCGTGCCGGTCCTCGTGAACAGCGACGTTACCTGCACACCACGTGAGCACCGGATGCCCGCCGTGCCGCACCATGCCGTTGAGCACGAGGTTCTCCAGCGTCTTGGCGGGAGCCGACATTCCGGGCCCGCCTTGTGGATATCCTCGCACGTCCAGCCCATCCCCTTGCAGTAAGTTTGCCAACATCTGAGCGTTAAACTTCATATCGACCGCCAACTGACGCACCCGGTAGCGGTCGCAGATCGCCTTGATGTCAGCGTGGAGCCGGGTGTAGTCGGTGACGTTGCCGTCGGTCACCCGGATCTGCCCGTCCCGAATCCACCCGAGGTAGTCCACCTTGTCACGCTGAGCCCGCTCTACGGCGTTGGCTTCTGGAATCCAGAAAAACGGCAGCACGTCGATCGTGTTGTCCTCGGGATCGGGGCAGACGAGCACCAGGGCCGAGAGGTCATACGTGCTCGCGAGATCGAGCCCGGCGTAGACGGGACGGTCGCCGAAGTCCCGCAGCGGGTTCGCGCAGCGAGCCCACGCCGCCGGGGCGATCCACCGCGTGTCCTGCGTTGTCCAGACGTTGAGCCGGTAGCGGAGGAACGAGTTGAGCTTCGTCGGCGACTGCTCGGCTTCGCGGGCGTCGGCCGCGAACGACTCCTCGGTGATCGTCTCGCCGAGCGACGGGTTCGCCTTCCGCCAGACCTTCGGGTCTTTCCACGAGCCGTCGGTCGCACAGTCGGTCGGTGCCGCGTAGATGCACCCGTAGAACGTCGGATCGTACGCCGGGTCTGCGATGCACTTCTCAGCGTAGGAGTGCTGCTCCCAGCAGATGCTGCGACGGTCATAGCCAGCCGTGGTGATCGACAGGATGAGCGGCTGACGCCGGGCAGCGCCACCGTACCGCAACGCATCCCAGAGCCGACGGTCCCGCTGGGCGTGGAGCTCGTCGAAGAGGAGCATATGGATGTTGAGCCCTTCGGCCCGGAACGCATCCGCAGAGAGCACCCGGTAGAACGAGTTCGTCTGGCGATCGACGATCGTCTTCCGCGAGTCGATCACTTCGAGCCGCTTCGACAGCGACGGCGACGCACGCACCATCGACGCCGCTTCGCGGTAGATGATGCCCGCCTGTTCGCGGTCACTGGCAGCGCCGTAGATCTCGGCACCCGGCTCGTTGTCGCAGACGAGACCGTAGAGGGCGACGCCCGCGAGGGTCGTGGATTTCCCGGCCTTTTTTGGCAGTTCGATGTACGAGACGCGATACCTCCGCGAGCCATCGGCGTTGACAGTGCCGAAGATGTCGCCGAGCACTCGCTTCTGCCACTCCAACAGAAGGAACGGCTCGCCAGCCTTTTGTCCCTTGCTGTGCCGCAGGATTTTCTCGAAGAACCCGTAGACCAACTGCTGCTTCTTCGGGTCAACCGTGGGAGCGGAGGAGGTCTTCGAGGTCGTCCCTTGGCTTTTCTTGCGTGCCACTCAAACCGCTCCTGGCCGATGGAGTCAGCCCGAACTCTTGCTCGATCCGCAGCATCGACGCGGCCAACTTCGACAGCATCGTCGCGGCGGGTGTCGATTGCATATACTTCACCTTACCCGCATCGTCACGGATCACGAGCACGTCGAGCCCGCGACGGCACTGATCGAGGTACTTCACAAACTGCTCGTGCATCGTGCAGTAGCGGGCGATCGTGTCCACGTCGGCGTTCGTCATAACGCCCATGCCGAGCAGCTTCGGCACGACGTTGTCCCACTTCTCGCGGGCGACGCCCGTCACCCACTCGGGCGGCGTGATGTCATCGCTTGGCGGCTTTGGTTCGCTTTTGTTCAGCGGCCTTTTGCCTGGGTTGCCCTTGGCTATCTTCAGTATCGTCGGCTCTTTGCGCGGGCCTCGCTTGCCCATGTGAACCTCCATCTAGCCATTGCTCAATCACCGCAGACGCCACAGCCTGCGTCATGCAGGGCGGCACACTCATGCCTACCATGTATTTTCCAATCTTCTCATCCTTCGCCACATAGTCATCCGGGAAAGATCCCAGCCGCTTCCACTCCCGGAACGTCAAGCGGCGGCACTCATCCCAATGTGTGAACAGCGTGTGGTTTGCCGATAGCGTCGGCGCAGGCTCATTGCCATTGAGCCGCACATGCTGAAAAAGCGAGTTCCTCCCCTCTCGCCTGGAAACAACATCAGAGTACGAGTGCCCACGCAAAGTTGCCCGCCACCACTTCAAGTCTGAAGCCGCTGGGGCATTGTCTGCCATCTCCTGTGAAGTCAGTTGCTGCAAATCAGCAGTCGCCTGGGCCGCCGTTACCCAAGGCATCTTGGGACACAACTTGAGCGACCGCCTCGCCAGATCGCTTCGGATTGCACAGAAGAAAACCCGCTCGCGTCGCTGGGGAACACCACAGTCCGCAGCGTTCAGCAGAAAGAGTTGCGGAACGTACCCTATCTGCTTGAATCGCTGCATCACCATCTTCGTGTAGCCCTTGGCATTGCCGACAATCATGCCTTTCACATTCTCAGCGATCGCCACCTTCGGGCGCAGCAGTTCAACAACGTCTAGGTAGTCAAAGAACAAGTCCGACAGCACTTGCTCTGCCTGCCCTTCGCGGAAGTGCTTTTTCTTGCCCCACGCCTTCTCCCGACTGCCTGCCATACTAAATGTTGAGCAAGGCGGCGAGCCATCAAGAATGTCTAGGTCGCTGACTTCTGGAGGCAGGCTTGTATCAAGCAGGCTTCGGATTGGGCACAGGAAGTAATGCGGCGGATCAACATTCTTTCGGTAGTGCCACGCCATCTCCGGGTCAATGTCATTCGCCGCCACCACATCGCAGCCAGCCAGCTTGTAGCCCATAGATGAGCCGCCACCGCAAGCAAACGTAGACATTACCCTGACGCCGTTCCTCGGAACCGCAGCCAAGTCAGCAAGATTCCAGGCACAGTCAGGCTTGCTTGTCATCAAACTCAAACCCGCACTCAGGGCATGTGCATTGCATGGCAAAGGAATCAACATCCACCTCTTTCGTGGACGAGGCATCTTCTTTGCTTTTCTTGTAGAGTCCCGCCGCATCCGCCATGTCTGAATACATTCCAGAGATGGCTTCGCCGCTAGGCTCAACAGAGCGTATCAAGGCGTCTAGTGCGCCAGTATCAACGTCAGCCATCGCCGACAGCGGATCAAGAGACAGCAACAGCTTGTTTGCTTCCTGCTCATTTACGTCAAGAACAAGAACAGGCACAAAATCATCTGGCGTGAGCCCTGCTCGCAAGTGACCGTCAATCAGAACTAGCTCGCCATCCTCTGCCTCTCTCGCAATCAAGGCATCTGCATACCCAATATCTGCAAGCATTTCCCGCATGGCAGCTTGCTGCTTTGGCGGGTGTTGCCGCCAGTTCTTTTCATTGAGCCTCAAGTCTGACGCTCGAACTTGTCGCAGCCCCACAACCCTATTCCGTATCTTCATCAGCCTCTCCACTCTTGAGCCATGAGTGCCCGCACCTGGGGCAGACGTAGTGCCGTGAATCTCCAGCGTTCGCCGCATCACTGTCTTCTGGCAATGAGTCGGCGTAGAGCTTTGCATCCGCAGCCATGTCTGCGTACATCTGCTGAAGTCCTTCGCTCCCGGTGTCCACCTCGCGGAGCAAGGCGTCGAGAGCCTGGGCATTCGTCTCGGCCAACGCCGCGAGCGGATCAAGCGAGAGCAGGAGCTTGTCGGCTTCCGCTTCGTTGATGTCGAGGACGAGAACCGGCACCTCTTGGTCGGGCGTGGTCTCGGCCCGGAGGTGGCCGTCGACAAGCATCAGCGAGCCGTCAGGCAGTTCGCGGGCGAGCAAGGCGTCGGCGTAGCCCACTTCCGCCAAGATGCCACGCAAGGCGTCCTGCTGTGCCTTGGGGTGCGTTCGCCAGTTCTTCGGGTTCGGAGCCAACTCCGACGCTTTGACCGTGCGGAGGGCTTTTACGCGGTTGCGGATATTCATGCGTGAAACCCTAACCCCCCATGCAAAAACCTGCGGCTTCGCGCACGCAGC